AGGGGACCGACGCTGGAGGAGGTCAGTGAAGTATGCTGGCCCAAAACAGCAGAGGCATGTAGGTAACAACGGGGTATTACCGCCCCACAGGATACAGAGGACTGAATGATGCATAAAACCAAAGCCGAAGCCAGCCAACAAAACGCGCCACGCGGTAATGCCTCCGTGTTGAAGCGCCTTGTTATGCGTAACACTGTTCTTAGGATGATCTTCTATCGAGACATTTTGCCGGGCGATATTTTTGAATTCAATGAATTTGACGACGATGAGAGAGACCCATTTAAAATAGATGGCCCGTTTAAGGTGAGGGTTAAGGCCGTGAAGAACGGATACGTGGCCTATGAGCATGTAGCGGGCAGTATGTGGAAAAATGAAAGCATGAAAAGAAGTAGCTTCCTATTTTGCTACGTACCGACTTTTGACGCATAACACCGAGATAGTGAGCCGAAGGCCTCACTTATCGAGCTGTTATATCTAATATGCACCAAGAATCTTTTAATTATACGGAGCTATGGTTGTTGGCTAAGGTTAAGTAACACAACAGGAGAAATGAGATGAGCAGTTACGATGAGATAAGACAGCAGGGCGACATTAATGCAGAGATTCACTACCTGAAAGAACGGATTGAGGATTTGGAGTCCCGTATATCGAAAGAATCATGGGAAGATAACGTCAGCAAAGACTATCCTGTGCTGTGTTGGGTTAGGGATGACGATACCATGCCGTTTAACAGAATTAGGGCGATTATCGGCATTGAGGGGGAAGACACATATAAGTATAAGACGTATGATGCTCCATACGCCCAAGCAGTACCCTTGACAAAGGGAGAGATTCAGCGATTTATGGATAATGCGCCTACCTAGCCATAGCTTTCGCAGGCTTCGAACTCCATGATCCACAATCATTGCATTGGAATCGCTGTCTTTTTGTTGTGCGAGTCCTGGTGAACCCTCTTCCACTATTGTGACCTATAACAGCATCGGCTTCAGAAAGAACTCTGTGTAAGGTTTCAACAACACCCTTATCTATTGTCGGGTATCTGGCTGGAGCGGTGAAGGGTTTAAATTCGGGGAAATCTATGACGCTGGTGACGTGTACCTTGTTGCTGTCAAACCACTTCCAGGCTCCACAGAATATATACCAGTCTTGTAGAATATCTTTGCAGCTAGGGGAGGCTTCGAATAGCTGAAACGTGGTGACAATCATGTGAGATGTCTCAATATCCCACTCTAAACTGAAGTACACCACAAAGGAGTAAGGCGACCATTGCTATAGTTAAGCATTAAAGTCGGGATTTGTCTATTACTTGAACAGACTGGTTGCAAATCTGGCCTGTTTGATGAAGTTTTGAGCTATTTCGTATGTTCTCCCTGGCTTTATATTGGGAATATCAACAGATGACTTGGCGATACTCCAGATATCCTCCACCAAAAGACGATCAGCAGCGGATAGATTCCGGCTATTGATCTCTATCTCGACTAATTTAATAAAATCTGCTGGATCCATCCCCACCGTTAGGGCTTTTTCTATCTTATTAATAGCCCCATCTATTCTAATGGCCCTCACTCTTGGGTCATCCGCAGCCTGTATGAACTGGGCAACCGCATTCCGAGCACCGATATCAACAATTACCTGTCTCTCTGGAGTTAGATTGCAACCCGATAAAATTAGAACAATTGATAGTACAAGGTATTTCATTTCTGCTCTCCTTTCACGCCCAAGGCACCGGCTAACCCTGCTGACAGGGCCATCATATACGCCACCATAGGGACTTGTCCTAGTTGGGCTAAGGTCATGCTAGAACCTCCGTCCATCGTCGTTAGAGAGGCTCCCATTGCGCTACAGAAGCCCATAAGACCTAATAATACTCGTTTAGTAAGTGGATTCATTGGCTGTCCTTTAATAGTCTGTTATGTATCTTCCGCCTATCTGGAGGTATGAACTTCTGCTTTAGTACGTCTGGTGGATCTGGAGGGAATCGCCTGGAATCCCTTAATATATCTATCTGCTGTGTATTTTTTAGCACCCTTTCATCTAATGCCTTAAACCGTTCTTGTTGAACGGCTTGGTTCACGGATATGGTATAGACGTGCAAAGAAATAAACGACAGAAATCCTATCGCTAACGTCTCATAGAGATTTAGCGAGAAAAAGCGTTTTTCTTTTACTTCCTTTGTCATTCATCTAGTCTGCGCTGCCTAATAATGCTTTAATTCTGTCCATTCAGAGCATCTCCATCTCACTATACAGAACTTTTTCAGGCATAGCATTAAATCCTCTTATAATAATTTTCATGGTCTATTATGGAACTTCATCAACGGACATCACACTACATCTAAAGGCTTCATTAACGGCTATACCAGCTCCAGTGATATTGCCTAGTCTTACTGTCACAGTATCAGGAGCAGATACAAAAGCAGATATCATCAGACCTGAAGCCAAACTACCATCAGAAGGCCAGGCGACAGCCTGCATTCTATTTGTTAATGCTCCTGTAACGGTAATGGTTTGATCTGATGTAGAGTTAGCTGCAATAGTTCCGAAATTTAAAGTAGCGGATGCTTGGGCAAAGAAATATAACTCAGCATTACCGCTGTTTATCTTTAACTTCTCAATATTGACCGTTAATGTGCCAGTTCCGCCATGCTCTATATTCCACCTTGCATCTAAGTTAGTATTTTTAACTAATGTATTAAAAACATAATCCGCGCTAACTGTATCTTCTAGTGAACCTACATAATCAGGATTTCTTAGCTTTCTCTGTATAGCTTGTAATTTACTTGAAGAAGGTTCATTGTTTTGATCTACACCAAACACTAAATTACCTGTTGAAGCATCAGTATAAGAATCAACTATTCCAGAGATACCATTACAATATAATATATTTCCATAGCCATTGGCGCCGAATTCCAATTGATTCCCAGTGTTATTCTCCATAAATATAGAACCAGTATTGGAATGAGAATTTATAATAATTCCGCCAGCAGTATTACCAAAAGCTTTAACCATCAAAAAATTATGGTGTCTGCTTCTATTTGCCAGAGTTCCACTATTAACAATATTTAATCCGTAGCCACCATTATTAGAACAATGAGCAATAATCTGCCCATGATTATTGTCAGTATAATTTTCAGTAAATCTTAGACCATCACCATCACAGTTATTAACCAATACTCGACATCTAAAGCTAGGGCCATGCTCCCATACAAGTCCATGACCACGCATATCTGTTATATGGGTCTCTACTTCTGCCAAAATAGAGTTAGCACCACCATACCCTATAACAATGCCGTTACCACTCCCAGATGCAACATCACCACCATCTATTTTGCCACCAAGAATTTTTGTTGAATGTCCGGTTATTCTAAAAACATCTGTGTCTACAGAAGGCTTTATAATTGCGCCTTGAGATAAAATAAACCTGACTCTTTTCCCATCATCTAAAATCGGCTCAGTAATAGTCCATGTGCCATCTGGAATAAATACATCACCACCATCACTGGGAAGAGAATCTACAGCAGCAGCAATTCCAGTAGAAAGATCAGAGGTCGTAGCGCCATAACGTCTTACATCATGCCTATCTGGGCTATATTCATACTCAGCAACCCCCGTCTCACCTGATAGGGGAGGGTAGTGCCTAAGAATAGGGCTTGTCGCGTCATTAGAGGGACCCACAAACACTTTATTTAAATTAGAGTGTAGTGTTGCAGTTGTGCCGGTAGAGTCAACAATATCTGCTACCGTTATAGTAAGACTAGAGACGTTTGATACAGTGCCCCACCGATCGAGCCCACCCGTTAGCTTAACTCTTCGCCCCACATGAAACTCTGAGGCGTCAGCCACAGTGAAAGTCGAGGTAGTCGCATAGGTGGCTGTTGAAATGTAGATCCAATGTCGATTGGTGTCTAAATCCCGCTTAACGACGTCTTTTAATTGCCTGAGATGATTATCCCCTTGCGAAATAACATCTGCGCCTGCGGGGTTAGCTTCATCGAGCTCATTGATGTGCGTTGCTGATTCTAGTGCCATAATTTAAACCTGATTAACCGCCGGAGCGTATGAAGTTATGGTTAGTGCGCCTATAGGTGCTTGCCATTGCGTTATATTATTAATTGCTAGCGGGGAGTAAGATGTCAAAGTAAGAAAGCCAGAAGGCAGACTTTCAATAATATTGGATTCATTGTCATGAATAGCGCAGTGCCAAAATGAAACCCCTTTTGTACAGGTAAGGTGATCATTTATACCTGGACTCCAATCAGCGCCTTGATTGCCTTTAAGATTCGTGTTTGTAAAATCTATGATTGTATTGTTATCACCAAAGATAACCGTAATAGTTTGACCCTTAACGCCATCGTTAAAATCTGTGATAGTCGTCGCTGAAGTGTTTGATGTAAAAAAAGTACTCCGACCTTTTACCGTCGGAGTCGAGTCACCATCTACAAAATTAATATAGTTATTGGGGTAGATATCTACCTTTTGCAGTATGTCAGAGATTTGGCGTAGCTGGGTAAATACATCAGAAAAACTCTGTGGTAGAGCTGGCGCATAAAGTTTAACGTTGCTCATTTTGTTCTTGCTGTGATCTCATAAAGTCAGCGAAGAACACAGCGTCTGCTGATATCTTCTGTGCTGGCGTGGGACTTGAAATGTTTGTCTTTAAGTTCTTCAAGCTAACCTGGGGCCTCATTAATAGTTCGGTTAATTCCTCTACACTTCTTGCTTTCTTGGGAACATTCTTCAAGTACGCTTCAACAACTTTTTTCCCATCTTTCCCAGCCCTGACGACAGCGTTTGCTAATCGTGAGTTATTCGCCGTCAAAGTCTGTGAAAGCTTTCTTGATACCTGCCCTATAATAGGAACAGCAATAGCCCCAGGGGTTCCAAATGCCGCGCCACCTGCCATCATGCCACCAGCAGGAAGAAGCATTCTTACAGCCTGATCCTCACTGAACCCTAGTTTTCCTATTAATTTAGTAAGATTCGCCGCAGTAGTACCCTGAACTACTTTCTGCATGGCAGACTTTTCTTCTGCTGAAAATCCGCGCATCTTTTTTTTATTATTTAGCAAAGACCTGAATTGAACTCGAATTCCGTTTTCAAATCCTGTCGCCTGGTTTTGGGCCTTACTGATAGCTTCATCAAGTAATTCTGATTTCTTCGCTCGCTGATATAATTGGCGTGCGTCTTTATATTTTGCGCCAACACCTTTCGCTGCCCCTTTAGCGAAGTCATGGGGTTTTAGGTCGTCCATGAAGTCATCGATCATATTAACCATTATGGAGCCCATTCTTGCGTCTGCTGGATCAATACTAGCCGCAGCGCTTTTTGCTATCTTCCTTAGTGTATCCAATTCTGTGGTCGTGAGAGGGTTGTCTTGCGCCTGGATAATCCTGTTTAGCGCGGCCGTAGATTTTGGGTGTAGAGTAGGGTCGATGCCCTCCCTTGTTGCTTTTTTGGCTATTCCAGCTCCGAGAGAATTAATACGCTTAGAAGTAACAATAGCACCAGCGTCATCCAGCTCATTATATATCCCCCTTGCTGCTTTCTTTAGGTTTTCCGCTGTAGGCGCAGCATTCTTCAAGTACCTATTAACAACTTTGGCTGATGCCCGTGGCAATTTTGCCAGCTTCCTTACAGGGGCCGCGCCTGTCGCCATTATTAGAGCGGTTGGAATAGTTTCACCTATAGCCCCACCCACTGGCCCGCCGACCTTGTATCCAAATTCGCCAGCACTTTCCTGTGCCGACTTTAGCACATCCGTAATGGGCTGCATAAAATCAACCACGTCCTGTAGACCCTCTTGGCCCTGTTGTGTTCTAGGCTGAAAGGTTAGAGCCTCCCTTGTCTGCTCGACAAATTCAGGCCCTTTACCAAAAGGCAAGCCAACAATTCCAGCCAGCCCTGACAATGGCTCTGCCAGAATGCTAGAACCAATAGTTAGTGCTGGCTCAACAAATCCAGACAATAATCCGCTAGGTTGCTGGTGCGTAGTTATCCCGCTAGATGATTGCATAGGGGGCGGCTGCTTTGATGCAAGATACTCTTTTATTTCTTGGTCTGTATAACCAGCCCTTTTTGCTGCTTCTCTGTCAAATGCCATTTTATCTCTCGAATGATGATAATGGAGGCTTGTTTGCCTGTTTCTTGGCGTCAGCTATTGCTTTTGCCATAGTGTTGGCCGTGGAATGTGGGTCAAGGTATTTTTCTATATTATTCAGGAACAAATTATAGGCGCGCCATTTTAGTTTGACCGTTTCCGGGTGGTCCCAAGGCTTAGGCTTGAATCTATCGGCGGTATTCCTCACCTCCTCGGGAGGCATCGCTGCGCCGGTTTCTGTTCTAGTTATCGCCTGTATCCCTAGCTCATACGCCGCCCTAAGTCGCCCGGCCTCCTCTGACAAGAACATTGCTGATGCGGGGGCAGCATCAATTGTCGCCATTTCAACAATAACACCTCTATTTATATCGCCTTCAGGCGTGAACAAAATAGGCTCTATTGTTGGTACTTCCGCTTTTGCGGTGTTTATCATTGCTTGCTTGCCAGCAGACTCAGCAGGTCTTGGAGTTTCTTTTAATTGGTATCTGTTGGGGTTACTGATTAAATCTTGTTCTGTCGTGGCTATGCTAGGCATTCTCCCGGTTTGCGTGTCATACAACTTCTTAAGTGTGTCCAAAGGAACACGCTTGTTGGGGTTTACTTGATCGCCAACAATGTTCTGTACTAAAGGTGATTTACCTATTTGCGTAAATTGCTGATAGCTCATATCAGACGGGACAAGGTCAAACTCCTTGGCCTGAAGATAGCGGTTGATATTGGCATCCAGTTTTGGTGATTGTGGCGTTGCCGCTTGCAATAATTGTTGGCCCACATATTCGGGTGCACCCGGCAGCAATCCTTTCAAAACTCCTGCTTGTTGGGGGTTAAGGAACGGTTTAATCTCTGGCCCCATTTGGTCAGAGAAAGGATTCGGGATTGATGCTGCTCCTGTTTGTGCCTGGTCAATCTGCTCAGCTAGCTTTTGCTGCATTAGTTCTCTCTGGGTAGGAACCCCAAACAGTTCGCCAAGCAAAGTACCTTCTAAGAAAGCCATAATTATCTACCTAATTGAATGGGCGCAAAGATCCCAGGACTAGCCGTTGTGCCGCTAGATGAGCTTTGCATGATCGGAGAGCCGAGCAAGGAGGAAAACTGTTGCGCGGCGGTAAATGGTTGCTGCATTTGCGCCTGCTGCTGTGCTTGTTGTTGTGCGCCAATTCCGCCTAAGAAGTTAGCAGGCATCATGCTTGCGCCAAATAACCCTGGTACCATACCCAATGCTTGGCCTCTAAGGTCTTGTGCCTGCGTAAAGGCTGGAAGGAATAGCTGATTAAGGGTAGAGCCTAAGTCTCGCTGAAAGGCGTCTGCGGCTTTTTGAGAGGCTATTCCCGGTCGGGAAGTTGCTCTCCCAGAGGACAACAAAGACCCCCTACGGATACCTGGGATGATATCTTCTCTAAATGTTTGCCCCATCTGGTCTGCTACACCACTAGCAACAGCTTGATACGGGTCTAGGTTTACATCTCCAGACAAGAGGCTCCCCAGTGCTTGTTGCATACCCTGGACTTGTGGCTGAAGTCCTCTGGCAGTTTCAGCCCCCATTTGATGTGCTTCCATCTGTAAGGGGTTAAATCCCGCCAATCGGCCCAATTGACCGCTACCAAATAACCCTGAAGCCTCGCCAAAGAGTTCCTGCAAGAATGGCAGCTGAACACCCGCTATGCCTGTTTGTGATTGACTACCCCCCGCACCTCCAAAGAGAGCATCCCGAGTCCCGCCCAGGTTCCCGCCAAGAGTCCCAAGAGGATTTACAGCAAAGTTGCCTATTGAGCTAAATAATCCCATAATATTTTACCTTCTGCCTACTGGCTGATATTCAATGTCAAAAGAATGGACATTCCAGGCTGTATCTGTGTCAGATTCAAACCGAATCCCAAAGAAACGCCCAGTTACCCTTACATCTAGTTTGTCGTCTGTTGTTGGGTCGTAACTGTACGTTGTCCACGTATAGCCCTCGCCCTTTGTGTATTCAAATCCCACCTTCACCGTTAGCGCTACATTGGAGTCCACTCGTGGATATATTCGGGCAATTCGTTTTATTGTTGTTGGGTCGTCAAGGTCAATGCCTGTTTTCTCAACATAGCTAGTGAAGCTAGACCCATTAAATTGGTTCGTATTATCCGCTTGGAATAGTTTGGTATTCGTTGGATCGGTGATTAAAAGCTTATTTTCTGTTGGGTTAAACGCACGTTGATTCCAAGCACCCGAATCTGTATCCCAGGTGTCGGCATCAGCATCCCAGGTGGTGTTCTCTGAGGGGTCTATAATCCCATATCCGATATACGGGGTGTTCGGAAGCTCACGTACAGCAAAGGAGTTTTCCTGATAATTCCAGACTAATGCGAGATCACAAAATGTAGAACCTGTCGATGGAAAGCATAGCCAGAGTTCATTTTTGGCATAATTAGGTACAGTGAAAGACTGATCATAATTGTCAGAATCCAACTGATTAAATAACCACCGTTGCATCCGGCGATTAATAATAGATTCAATATTCGCGCCATCGTGAGCAACCACGTCACCCGTAGTCAAACAAACATGTCTACCGTAGATTTCAGAAACGCAGTTTGTGGACAAAAGCCCCGATGTTTTGAAAATCTGCTGAAAGGAGAAAACATCATTCCCGCCTATGTAAGCCATAGACCATGTGGAGTCTGTGGAATACACCATATTATTATTTCTTAGCGGAAGACAATCGACTAGATTCCCGGCAGACTCGCCAAAGTTGGTAAATCCGGCATCCTCTGATGCGTCGGCTTCATCCCAGGTCAAAGGTACGGCTCCCGCTGCTGCGGAGGTGGACCAACGCATTTTATGCGGGAAATCAGTGCCGCCCTCCACAGTATAGAGGGCAAGCAAAAATTCCCTAAAAGGTCTTATAACTTTAGCGGTATAGCCTTGATCTTCCCAGGTAACGCCTGAAGAATAAGTTAATGGAGCTAGATCGGTAGTGCCAGCGACGGGCGTGAACATTTGTGGCGCGTCTACCCCGTTTGTAATAACAGGGATTCCTGATATTAGACCGCCTGTCCATAAATTCGCTGAGTTGCCCGTAAAATCTTGATCACCTCCCCCTGACTGCCTTGTTATATTCCCGTGAGTGGTTCCGTCTGTGAGATAGACTTTGTCTAATCCCGCATATATCCAATAGTATAGCGAAGTGGTTGGAACAGGCAACACCCAATAAGGCGCAACCGTTGGCGGATCATAAGCTACTGAATGGCCTTCAAATTTCTGTGCATAACCATTATGAAATCGGATATTCTGGGCATCTGTCCAGGCGTCATCTGGGATATCGTATTCATCAGGATCATTAATTATCCCTAGATCGCCAATATTTAAAAAGCGCTTAATCATCCGTTGTATCCATAGCCAACAAGATAAATAGTTATATTCGTGGAGTCATTAAATGTACTTACCCAATAAGCTTCAAATACCCTAGAAGTTATTGGTACTTTTACTGAAGAAGTTGTTCTTCCCTGCCCGCTACCATTACTATTTGTATATGTATAAACGGTACTTATTAAGTTATCACCACCAATAGTTTCAGAGCTACCATCATCTCTAGCATAAACAAGAATAGCCCGACCTGTATCAGCGGTATCGCCTGAACTAACACCCCATGAATCAACTTTAATCTCAATCCAATCAGCATCAGACGGCACACTATCAAGTGCCGTCCAAGTATTAGTAGCGCCTGATCCTGTCGCACCTATATCCCCACCAACCCACGTTGACTCAGTTAATGAATGAATATTAAATCCTGTATCTGAGACATTCGGATTACCGTTTGCATTATCAGTAAATACTGGATTGGCTCCGCTTGGAGGTAATAAAGCAGCAGGAATCTGAGCGCTAGCGTTTAGCTGAACCAATAAGCTAGCCGCATTAAAATTGGCTAATAAGCCAAAATTACCCACAGTTATTGTATGCTGCGCAATCCCTGAGATCAGGTTCAAGTCAGAAGGTGTAGCTGTTACGGCTCCATTCATATTCGGGAACGTCTGCTTGATCGTTTTTTTGATCAATCTCAGATGGTCATCACCTTGAGATTTTGAGTCCGTCGCCCCAACAGGATTAGTTGTAACAAGATCGGTTATATAGTCCCCGGTTTCTAATGCCATAGAATCACCTAATTAGCCACAGACATTAGCGGCGAACCGCTAACCTTGCGTTTATTATCTTCTTTCTGAATCATGCGTTTGGCGTTCTGGTATCTCATCTCCCAGTATTCCCTTTCTTTGTCATTACCAATGTACTCCCATGCTTCCACAAGAGACGCCGACAAAAGAATGTCTGGCGCGTTGTTTGTAAACCAGTTTGTCGTATTGGAATCGCTTAACGCTGTAGGACGGGCATAATACGTGCCAACTATCGTATAGGTTGAGTCTGGATAAGGGCCAAAAATGAAGTTATCCCCATCTTCGCCGATATATTTAGGCACTGAATCGCTGGACCTCGTTGGATAGTTTCGATAAATCCACTCAGCAGACTGCTTTAACAGGGGCTTGTCTGGACTTCCTGATATACGGGCATGCTTTAATTCAACATAATCGGAGGGCATAGCGGCTACCCCTGAAGCAATCGTGACACTTAACGCGGTTTCCATCGTCCTGATGCGTAACTCTCGATAGATTCTATTCTCGCCTAGCGAGATAAATTCAGGCACTCTTGATGTGTGCGCCGTAGAATCTATCCAGTTTTCTACCGATGTCTGTAATTCTGAGTAATTGGTGATAGCCATTAAGAAGCCTTCTTGATTTCGGTTTTTGATGCTTTCCAGTTTTTGAAGGATCGGGTTAAGTCTTTTATCCCGATATCTCGATACAATTTCACAGAGTTAGCCCAAACATATTTTTTGGGATGGAATAGCCAGCCTGTAATCTTAGGCACCATGACCCAGGCCTCCTTACCTAAAGCCCCAGCTAGTTGAGTCACCGAAGTAGGGACCGCTATCACAAGGTCTAGCTCAGAGACCAAAGCCGCTGTTAGATCGTAATCTTTGATTTCGGTAATCCACGGAAAGTGATGAACCTTTATGCCGCGAGTCTTTTCAAATTCCGCTACTTCATCCGAGGCGTCATTATATTGAAGTGAAACCCACTGAATATCCTTATCTCTCAAAAGATGCGCCATTGATTCTAGCGTTTTCTGTCTGAATTGCTTTCTGGATTGTTTTGTTCCGCCGGTCCACGCGATACCCACCTTTAGCCCATCGCCAAGAGAATCCAAGAGACCTCTCATGGCCTTTCTCATATCAGAGTCAGCTTTCAGGTAAGGCGTGCCAGGGAAGTCTTCGTTTCTCTTCCGGTAATACTGCAAAGCCCCAGCCTGGGTAATATAGGCATCCGGTTCTACGTGAGATGGTAGCGCCAATTCAGCCTGCCATCTGGAGCCCGCAACAATCACATTCTCAGGAAGGGAGCGCTCCATCAAGCCTTTTAATCTGGGCATACCGTCATAAATGACATATTTACAATTCTTAGCCATATCCTCAAAAACTGAGGAATAAATTAGCTCATCGCCTATCCCTTGCTCACCATTAACAATCACGGTCTGTCCCGGCGTACCGTCCCACATCGGAAGGTCGCCATACTGAATATCAGGCCTTGAGGCATGTCCGACCATTGAGTGATAGTTTTTCCAGCCTTCCTCCCAATCCTGAAGCATTAAGCAGGCAAAGCCTTTTGTTGATTGTCCTACAACGTAATCAGGATCGATTTCAAGGCACTTGTCTATCCACTCCATAGCCGCATCAGGGTTACACATTTGCAGCTCTAATGAGGCCATGTTCGCCATAGCCGCCAAGGAATCAGGGTTTAACTCAAGGGCTTTTTCTAAACACCATCGGGTAGCCTTCCAGCCTTCCTCATCGTCTGTTTGGCAGCGGGCAAAGTTTACCCAGACCTCTGGTCTGTCTGGTGTCATTTTGGCACACCTGGCAAAGGCATTATAAGCCAGCCCTTTTTTGGCAGTTTGTATCATGATTCCGCCAAACAGAAACAATGCCGGAGCATCGTTAGGATCTTCGTCTAGCAAGTCGTTTACAATATTGAGCGCTTTTTCATATTCGCCTCGCTCATAGGCTTCTTTAGCTTGGATATGTCGGTTCATAGCTTTATCTTATTTGGATTGAGTTTGCGGTTTTCTGCTTTGTTTAGCTGCTTAACAGCATAATCATGCCACCCTCTTGAATAAGGTGGGTGCCCGCATTGCTGAGACCATTCCAAGACTTTTATTTGCGGTATCGTGCCGACATACCATCGGTTCTTGGTTCTATCCAATTGCCCCTGAGCCCGCATATTGGCCTCAAGGATCGGATTCACGTCCTGAACCGATTTTATAATATTCTTCCCGGTTTCCGAGTCTGTATAGAAATAATCAGTTATCCCAGTAAATGGGTCATAACCTAGCTTCTTCATGTGTCCTCCGTAATATGCTTATGCCTCTTGCCAGTTCTTATTTTTGAAACCATCTGGTCAGATATATTATATCGTTTAGCTATATCTCTGCCTGTTTCATGACTGAACTTTATATCTCTTATCTGTTCATCAGTTAAAAACTGATTCCATTGCTTGAACGGTCTGCGGTTCCGTTGTTGCTCTGACCTGGTGGCCCATCGGCAATTAGATTTCTCATAATTACCATCTGGATCTATGCGATCAATCGTATGCTTATTGGTTGGTGGATCGCCCATATCTTCATAGAAATTATCGAATACTAACCATCTGTCACAGACTTTAATGCCTCTGCCACCATAATACTTATACCCAGTAGCTTTTGGATTAGAACATCTTTTTTTCATGTCATCCCATGATCTATATACCCTGGTATTCGTCATTCCATGTGTAGTCGCTCTTTCTTTTGAAAGGCAGCCGCATGACTTAACCTTTCCTGATGTAAGATCAAATGAGGCGTTTACCTTTTCTGCCCCACAATCACAAATACAAAGCCATTTAGTTTTATTTTTTATTCTAATCGTATCTTTTACAACTAAGCGGCCAAACCTCTTTCCTTTCAAATCTGCAATTTTTCTCATGATAGTCCTCCCCAGTACGGCTAATGTACTGGAGAGGATACCATTGCTGATAGGTGATCGTCAATCTATCAAGTTAGGACTTCACCTATTTTTCCGCTCGATGCTTCATTCTTCGCTTCCAAAGTTAGCTCAGTAATCAGCATGGCTCGGTCAGAGTCACCCGTTTTGGCTAGTGGAGCGGTAGACATACCGCGAAGTTCTGCGATAGCCCAATATTCCATATCCAACAGGTAAATCTGATTGGTTGGCATGAATCGATTTGGCACAATTGAATGCTCACCAAAGTCGGAAACATACACATCAGCAGCACCCACAACCGTACCTTGTGACTTCCCGGGTACATCTTTGTATAGCGTTGCGATACCGCTCAGATTTGACAGTTTACGCTTCATTGCAGAACCGACCATGATCACAGAAGGATCACCGCCATTATCCCAGCAGGATGCGATAACAGTCGCCAAAGGATCTTCTAACTGTGTTGCAGTAGTGACAGTCAAGCCGGTGCCTGCAACAAACCCAGCGCCACCGCCTGGTGTGGTACCAGTAGATGACATCTTGTGGAAGTTAGAACCCAACCAAGCACAAACACCACCCAAAGCGCGGGCTGTAGCCGTGGCGGTAGGTGCATCACGATTCTGAGTGCTTAAAAGCGTTTTCTCAATATCGCGTTTTAGCTCACGACCACGTTTAGCTAGCTGGTATTCATACTCATCAGACCGGCCCGCCGTATTTACAGCACGCTGAGTACCAGAAACACTGATAACCTTACGGAAAATCTGTGTCCGGTTCCCTGGGCGAGTTGTGGCGGCTGCGGCGTCTGCGGTAGCGTCATCACCTTCAAGGTGAGCCACGGAAGTAGCTGCGGCTAATGAATCAGTTTGCCATTCATGATTGGTTGCGGTTGCGGTAGTACGTCCGATACCAGAGGCAAAAGGAGTCTCCATCGGAGAGATATCATAAATAACGTCCGAAAGGTCTTCACGATTACCAATAGCATCAAACGAAGTAAAAGTATTGACCGGTAAAGCCATGACTTATTCTCCTATTGTTTGAATTTTTGTCTAAAAATTGCAGCAGCATCCTCCATTGATCCGGTTTGTTTTAGCGTCTTTCTTAGCTGGGCTTCTTTTACACCATTAGCTTCAGTTTTTGATGGACGCTTACCGGGTTTTAGTACTTTAGGTAAAGGTTTCTTTAATTTCTTCTCCGCTGTTGCCTTACCTTGGTCATACAACATAGCCTTGTAAGCTAAGGTGATCGCAGTGGCATCATTGGTGTTAGAGATCACCTCATCAGAAAGCCCTTGCTCTTTGAGGTAAGAAGTAACCTCTTGAGCTACGTTCTCGCTCCATGTGGGAATGTTTTTAACAATCTGGTCACGCTGAGCCATAAGATAGGCTTGTTGCTGTTGCTGCATTTCAGCCGCAATCTGCTGGTTTGCCTCAGCTAGTGACTGCTGTGCTACGGCCTGCAATTCAGAGAATTTCTGTCTGCGTTCTGCCAGCTCTTGCTTGCGAGCCGCGTACTCAGACGGATCATCTTCTCTCAATTCCTGCCAATTAATATTCTCATACGGTGCGAGAAACTCTTTCTCTAAAGTCTCTAAAAGAGTGTTTTGCTGTTGCGCTATTTGTTGCGATCGCTGAACTAATCCACTTAACGCAGTCTCGCGTTGTTTTTCTAGTTCGGCGATCTTTTTGCTGCGATTGGTAAGGTTTGCGTCTCCCTGGTATGCGTTTATCAGTTGTTCTAGGTTTACGTCGGATAAATCCTCACCGTCCTTAACTCGGAAATTCAAAGACCCTTCTTCGTTGATATTCAACCAGTCAGGCTTTGCACCAATTAATTCGGCAAGTTCTTCGGCTCCTAGCTCAAGTGATTCGGCTCCGGTATCGGCTCCTTCTACTTCGCTGGTTTCCTGAGCTTCCACCTCGGTGGATTGCTCTTGTTCAGGCTGTTCGGTCTCTATGCTTTCGGTAGGTTCCGCCGCCGCCTCTACGGTCTCTTCAGCACCCTCTTGAGGTGCATCAGTAGATTCTTGAAACATCCCTTTGAATTGCTCTGCTGCTTGTTCCATTGTGCTCATTTACTGTCCTCCAGTTTTTGCAAGGCTTGTTTACCATGCGTAATTTCTAACTTAATTGCTCGTTTCATTTCCGACAAAACGTGATATTTATTCCAAAGCTCCTCGCGTTCGTCTTTGTCTGCGCTTTTCGTTGATCGCCATTTATCAAGAATATTTTCCTCAATAGCATCAAAGTAATCCTTTAATATGTTTAGCCGTTCGCCTGCTCTATCGCCTCTAGCGATAACTTCTCTTAGGCCAACATCAGTAGTAGTTCCTCTTCCTCTTCCCACGGGTGCCCTCCTTCCTTCTTGATGCGTGTTTCTGTGCGCTTGATCTGCGAAGCAAGCAGCTTGATTTTTCTGGGGCTCTTGTCTTTAACAACCTCTTCAACCAAGAGATCCATCTGTGATTGACGGTATTCCTCCAGCAACATAAGCAACTGTTGCTGGGTTTCTATGAAATACTGATTCCCGCCGATGATGACTTTGCGACGTTTTGCCCTCTTTCCTCCGCCTGCCGTTGGCTTTACTGTCTCAACAAGAGACGGATTATTAACATTAGGATTAAATGAGACTAACCGCAGATAACCAGGCGGAATTTCACCAACAACCGACCCAACAACGTCCGTCTGAGGCGCGTAGCCTGTTAGGGTTAAAGTACCCGCAGGTGGAACCTCGATTGTTGCTGATACTTGGGCTAGTTGTGGGGCAAACCCTGTAAGCGCTAAGCTCCCCGCCCCTGGAATGGCAACAACATTACCAGCGATAACCGCGTCTGGAGCATAAGAGAATAAGTTTAAATTTCCCGCAGGGGGCGCTTCTGCTGTGTTGCCAACCTTTGCAACACCTGGAGCAAACCCCGTTATAGAAAGCGACCCAACAGGAGGTAGCTGCTCTATCGTGCCATTAAATGTAACGCTAGGCGTTATGCCTGTTAGAGTTAGCGACCCAATAGGCGGCAGTTCCTCTATTGGGCCACCAGCCGCTGCGGCCTTTATCGCTATACTCAACCACTGTCTAGCCGTACCATTTACAGTAGTTGGGAAGCTCATATTATAGCCCAAAGAATCGAATGAGCTAAATGAACCCTCTGAGTGTTTGGCGTATCCGCTTATATAATCATAGACTTGAACAGCGTTAGAGGTCGAATGATTACTGGCTTCATCCGATGTCCCTGCCCCATCATCTGAGGCAATACCCGAACAGCTCTCAGTTGTATCATCAAATGCGCCTATTCCGAGATATACTGGGTCATCCGTCTTTAACGTGTTTACTGTTGGCCCGCCCGTCATGCCTAATATGACCGCTTGTGGCTCAAAGGCAGGATCTTCTACGTTCCACGTCCCGGTTGAAGTGGGTGAACTTACAACATCAACCGAAACACCATTTGTGTCGCCGGTATCCAAAGACATAGCGATAAAGTAGTCATTGCCTGGACTGTCGGCACCTGTATTGATTGAGAAACCATTAGCATCAAAATCTTGTGCTGTGCCTGCATAGGCTTGGGAATCACTGAAAATTTGCACCAAACACGCATCATTCCTTGTGATTGTTCCAGCTACAGCCGAAGTCTGTCCTGCTCCGTTGTAATAGGCAACACACCCCTGAGAAACAGAGTCCGATGAGTTATTATGCGCAGCACCAAAATTTATAACTGCTTGGGTTCCTATACCTGACGCATTGTAGGCCACGCCAGCGGTTAAAACTAAATTCGGTTTGAATCCAATACCAGTAAAATCATTAACGCCCGTAGTCGTTAGCTGCAATCTGGAAACATCATAATCAGTGCAGCCCTTAATCAATATAACGGTAAGATAATAAGCAAGACCACCGTCAACTGTAGTGAAATCAATGGTTATTCCATTAGTGGCCCATGAGTCAAAATTCCCGGCAACAACCGTTCCCACACCATCAATATCAACTAATAAAGATGCCCTGGCTGAATCGGCACGATAAGTGTCAGTAGTTCCTTGATTATCCTCTGCACTAGCCGACATACCCTGAGTCGTTGTGCCGTCAGTAAACGAAATACCGATGATGGAATCATCAGCAGGGTTGTTTGTGGTATTCGCCATTGACGTGATAATAATGGCCGCTTGAGGCGTGCCAAACCCGCTCGACTCAAAGGATTTTGTCGTTGTGGTTGTTGGCGTTGTGCCGTTTACGACTGCAATTTCAATGGACATTAGACTTTAAATATATAGACGTTTTCAGTTGTACCATTAACCCCAATATACGCCTGCTTTGATGGGATATACTGGAATCTACCGTAGGTGCCGTTAGGCTGTTTGGTAGTTGGTGTTACGGTATTCGATGGGTTTATCGTCACTTGTGTGCAGACCCAGGTATCAGGGTCGATTTCGTATAAATTTACACCACCATTCCATAAAACGAATTTTTCCCTGACCGGATTAAATATAAATCCGGGAGCTTGCGCGTATTCAGGGAACGCATCGCCTGTGGCCGTTCTTTTTGTCCGTATACCACTGGTTAAATCACAAGATACTAAACCGTGACTCGAACCCGTTGAGACCATCATCTGCCTAACAGGATCAATAGCTGCTGTGGTGTAGTTTTCTACATATAACGTAGGACCACCGATATCAGTCCAGGTATTATCTAATGAGTTATATCGTTGCAGTTTGGCATTGTTGTTATTCCCCACCCACACGTAAGCATTACCCGTCGATGGATCATAGGCTGTGATTGTGCCAGCATCACCGGGATTGAACGGTAGCAGCGTTTTTGTGCCGTCCCAAGTTAATGTTGATAAATCCAACCCAGGACTGACCGGATAGCTTAATCCTGTCGGATTTATGCCCTGAACACCAAATGACATTAAAGTGTCAATGCTTTCTAAATAACACAGGGAATTGTAAGAATGGAAAGAGGCTGGGGTATCGTCTGATTGAAGACCTGAATAAGTGCCAGCGCCACCGGCAAAACTTGGTTCCGTTATTCGTGACCACGAAAGGGAATCAATATCGAACGCATAAACCTCATTGCCTGCATAATCCCCATGACCTCCACCCATGACTAGCAATCTATTTCTGGTGGTATCGTAAGCACCGCCTGACCAAGTGGTCATAATAGATGCTGGATCGCCAGCCGGAACGGGATCAGGATAGACCGCAGATAAGTTACTTCCAGTAACCTCTAACCAAGTGCCCGGTGCCATAGCATCTATGGCATTAATCGTGCCTCCCGATAATTCTACAATCCGCGCCTTGACAACCGATTTTGTGTGATAATTAAACATATGCCTCTCTGCGAGCATAAACAGAGAATGAATATAATGCAGAAACTCACTTTTATTCGGCGCTGCATCTAATTTTCCCTTCAACCAATCCAACTCAGATTCTTCATCAGCCGTGATTGAGAATGTAGTAATGAAATCCTGTCTGGATATTTTTGTATCAGTCCATTCAACAAATGCCGCCCAGAATTGATGGACGGGAAGTCTTGGCCTTTCAAGACCGGATAAACGATCTAATATGCTCATCATTCCCCTATTGGACGGTAAACGTCAAACTCTGCGGATTCCATGACTGATACGTGTGGCTAATAAACGCCTCGCCGATTTTTGCACCGTTTTTTGTTACCCATACGCGGCAATGAATAATATCGTTATGATTTACCTCTCTACCGAATATCTCAGTCGTTCCGCTAACGCTTGTTTCAGTGCCAGGGACTGTTCCAACTCGCGCCTCGGCTCCATCGTTAACCCTGCAATTTGTTTTCATGCTCACATCAGGGTCTGGAAATGGATTCCACCCGATAGTGAAGGAAAACGTATCCGCTACAGCCGGTAACGCCGTAAATAATGCTAAAATCAAAATTAATCTATTCATATCAGCTAAGCCTCTTTGTAATACGCTGCTCATAAAGCGTTTTTACCTGCTCTATTTTCTCATGATTGCGGCTTAACTGTTCCATGCTACACCCCATCATCGTAAGTGCTTTAATTAAGCTCGAAGCAAACAGGATTAGGTGAGATATGTAACTCTGTACCCGCTGGGACAGTGATCTCTGCCGTTGATAGCTGCGACCAGCACACCAGAATAGAGGCAGTCTGAGTCATGATTACCGCAAACTTAACATTGGTCATCGCGGAGCCTGCTGGAGCCGTCCACACAACCGTGTTAAATGTCCACGAATAGGTGGAAGTTGTGGTTTTAACTGACCAGTTCACCGTCAATGGCCGAATAGTGTAGCCGTTATCTGTGGCGGTTAGCTCGTTAGTTAATTGACCACCTGAAACAAGTGAGGCTGTGGCTGCATTACTAGCAGATGAGTACAGCCGCATAGTGAATGAGGTGTTCGAGCCGGATAGATCAATAGAGCCACTACCCAAGGCACTCTTAAAATTGTTATAAAATTCCCAGGCAGTAGTTGCCATATTATTCCCCTTTGCCGCCTTCGCGGATCATTGTTGCAATTAAACCAGGACCGTGAACCTTTAAGTTCCAGTCTTGCCCGAATGCTTTTACCATCGTCATGAAATCCATTGATTGCTGGACCATCCATGCCGACACTGTGAAGATGTGATCGTTTAGTTTGATTTGTACGCTTTCCTGATTATCCGCGTTTGGCTGGTCATAAGCATGATGTTTTCCGTCCAGAAAACAGGAATCAAGCCCGAATATCTCAAAGTTTGAATAGCCCATGATTTGCAATAAGCGAATAGCTCTCAAGGCTATCGTGGACCCGCCCTGAATAGGGACCCATTGATCTGTGTACTCATGGATGATCTCGAACTCCTCTGTTGAATTCATCGCGTGCCAGATTAACACCCGTTGACCTTCCAGCTTATCGAATACCGCAGGGTCACACTGGGAGGCAACAAAATAGGTACACCCCTCAACATCGTGAATGAAGTTCTCATTATTTGGCTTGGCGTCAAGGAGTACCTGTGCAGAGGGCTTAATGCCGTGATCCAGCAAGGTCTTGACCGTGTTTGCTAGGGCGACAACTTTTCCGCCATTGGCCTGAACTTCCTTTAGTTCGTCCAGCGTATCAACAAGACTAGGGCCACCAGCCACTAGAGCGACAACTGTATCCTGCTCCTTATGCGGCCATACCTGCGGCAAATCCCGCTTGAGGTTCGTTACAATGTTTTCCTTGATTTTCTCCGATGGAGTATTTAGGGATGCAAATATCTTTAACCCTAACTCTTCGTACTCTATTTCCTGCCATTCATTATCCGATTGAGGTAGCTCGACCTGCTGCATCGCGTTTCACCTTTTTGTTTCCGATTGAAATAATACGTCCTTCGCTGTCCCTTACGATTTCCTTAGACGTGTTGAGTTCTGATGATAGCCTGTCAATCTCGTCCATCAGATCACTAATTAGTGCGTTTGTCGCGCCCATAGCCTCTTTCGGTGCGTCTTTCATTTGCGCTTCCAGCAGATCGGTCTGTGAGGAAAGATCCGCCTTGTATTGCTCTATAGCTAGCTTGGCAGAGGCTTCATTGCGATCAATAATCTGCTGCTGCTGTTTTAATTGCGCCTCTAGCTCTGCTGAGCGAGCAGACATTTGGGCCTTTATCTCATTGTTCTGCGTGTCTGACATTAGCTTAGCTTCAGCCAGCTCATTTTTTATCCGGTCAACCTCGGCCTTGGCCATGTTGGTTTGTGCGGTAACTTGTAACTGTTGAGACTTTATTTGTGCTTCTAGTTCGGCCTTTTGAGCGTCTAGTTGAATCCGCTGCATTTCTACCTGCCGCTTGTCAGCCTCTATCTGCTGATTGGATTGAATCAGCATCATATTAGGATCAGGCTGGGGCGGGGCCGGGGGTATTGTTTGCGGATCAGTGAAGGCCATTTGAGGCGAAGGATGAGACATTAACTCGGCAAACCGTTTACCCGTATCATAGAGGTTTTGAGGTGTAGCAAACCCCATCTGTAGGGCTTCCACTTGCTTTTGCCATAACGCGTCAAGATTAGCCAGATTCTCTCTGGACCCCTTAACCCCAAGACCTACTTTGACTGTAAAATTTGTTCTTTCGCGCCATTCTGTAGGATTGACCGGAACCCAATCATTTCTTAGCTTGACGATTTCCTCTTTATGTCCATGCTTTCTAGCCAGCTCATGGAGGTCCCTAAATAAGCCCTTTACGCCGGTTTCAGCAAAGATACGAGCAATCATCTCCACCTTGGCCTTGGCTTCCTGCATCATGCCCATAACAACGCCAGTGTTAGCTTGCGCTAATACGTTAGGATCAAGCTGGGCCTGGAAGTCGCCAACACGTTCATTCTTGAGCTGGTCAGTCATTTCAAAGAGAGTAAAGGCTTGAGCCGGAAGGCCGCTAGACTGTCTTTCTAACACTGCATCATGAGGACTTCCATCAACCGCACGCAACCCAAACGGCTTAGAGGTTAGAAGGTCATCAACATTAACCTTATTCTCATCATAATAGGTGGTCCCGTTAATTAGTTGATTAACGTTATCCATGTAAGACCGGAACAGCCCGGTCCTGATTTCTTGTAAATCCTTCAGGATATCGGCAATCGATAGTCCAAAGAACTTATGAGTCAGAATAATAGGCGTAATTGCGTTAAATGGAACCTGGTCAACTTCCTCATACTCAATGAAGTCGCCGCTCCTAAACACCTTTAATAGTTCGGCAACTCCGTCACCGTTCTGATCTACGCGAATATATCCCTCAACAACAAAGACCTTACGCATTTGCTGGTTGATTGTGTCGGTGTAGGTGTCCTCATCAGATAAATGATATCGAGACTGGTTTTCCTCGGTATCGGGAATGTCCTCTACAGCCATCTGCTCTATATCAGACTCGGAGTAACCCATCTCCCGTAGTTCAGAGATCGTGTAAGTAGTTTTATGGGCGGTAAATCTCGCCTTCTTGGGGTCTACAGAGCATGCATCATTGGAGATTAGAAACTCTTCTGGAGGCATAACCTCAATAAGAATGTCCTTCTTTTCTTCGGTACGGATAAACGTGGCATTGTGTAGTGTGATGGGTTCGCCAGTGTCTAAGACGTCCTGCTCTTTCTCGTACTCAATGAGTTCTAAGTCGTCCTGGGTATTGAGGTACTGGAACTCTACATCTGTCAGATCCTTGTAGGATTCTCTGGTTTGCTTCTCGCCTTCCTCAACATAGTGCTTTGTAATGCCGTTCTTCTGTAGCAGCGCATCTTTAAACCATGAGTATAGGATAAGAAATCCATTATTCTTTTTATAAAATACGTGGTTTAGGTAGTCTGTTTCCTGTTCGGCTTGCTTCTCATCTTCAGGCCCTACGGGCTCAATATCCACTGCTGAGTCTGCATCGGTGAAGATTCGGATTAATGAGGGCAAGATCCACTCGATAACGTCCATGACATCACGAGTCTGAACCTGGGATCGGCCTTCCATCTCCGTTCCCATAGGCTCGGCAAGATAGCGCTCCATCGCTGTTGATCGCTCATCTGATAGCTCGCCAGCCCACTCTCCCATAGCCGAACTGTATTCAGCGTCGAAGATTGCTTTTAGCTCTACATCTGAGAGCGATTTTTTATCAGCCATTTATTTTCTCATTCATTATCATCAATTTC